GATTATGATGCATATATAGATTCAGCACTTCCTGAATTTCCAAATGTTGCACTTGATAAGCAAGAGAATAAGTTGAAGATTCAACGTACATCACCAAACAGTCATGTGATTTATGGAACATTAACTAATCCTAATACCCCACCAACATTTAAGTTTAACAACAACAACAATCAAAAGGTTACAGCACATGTTGATTTACTTGATAATACATTTTATATAGATGCATCAGACATGTCAGGTGTTACCACGCCTATCACTTCATTGGGTAACTTCTTAACAGCAGATAATAATGTTACGAGTATAAAGAAAATTAAACTTGATACAACACATGTTACAAGTATTTCGGGTTTATTTTATGTTACTGAAAATCTAACTTCTATTGATCTGACTTCATTCAATCTATCAAGTTTTACTGGAAGTCCTGACTCAACATTTTATAGAAGTAATTCATTAACTGATGTATATGTTTCATATGAAAATACATTAAATATAATTACGAATAACTTATCATCACAAGGTAATTCATATGTTCCATCATCTGCAACAATCCATTACAACGGCACAGATTACAAGTGGCAGAACAATGCTTGGACACCACAATCATAAAAACATTCCTAAATAATTATGTTACGAAAAGGAACATTATATGTTAATGATGTTATGTTAGGTTCGAGACCTATAAATAGAATCTTCAATAAGAAGAATATCTATTGGGGTGGTGATAGTGTTCCACAATCAGAACATCTTATATGGGGAACTGTATATTTCAATGTGCGCGTGCAGTCATTTAAGTTTAATCACAATCCTAATGAAATTATTTATAGTCATATAGATTATAATGACTTAACATATTACTTAGACAGATCAGATTTAAATGACGTGACAATACCTATAACATCATTATCGGGTTTTGCAGCAGGTAACGGATCAATGGTAACAATCAATTTAAGCCCATCATTTGTAAGATTGTTGACTACCTCACGTATAAATTTGTCAAACATGTTCAGTTCTTGTGAAAGACTTAAGGAATTAGATTTGTCAATGTTAAATCGTACTGAGTTTTTAAGTATTACTGATATGACACAAATGTTTAATGGATGCAGTGCATTAGAAACATTAAACTTACATAATTGTTTGTTGTATAGTATTCCAATGACACATGCATTTGGATATTGTGACTCATTAAGAGATGTATATATCAATTTGCAAGATACGTTTGACGGACTCACATCATATCAGCAAAGAGCAGATGATGCATATATTCCATCAACAGCAACTATTCACTTTACACGTAATGGTGTAACGAATGATTATGTATGGAATGGCAGTGCGTGGGTAATAGAATGACAATTTAACAATGATTAACTGTTTATCATAAAATAATAAGATTAAGGGTTAATATATTGATATATAACCAATTAACCCTTAATTTTTTATATTATGATAGGAATATATGCAATTTTCAGAAAGAGTGATGATAAGTGTATGTATGTTGGAGAAAGTAAGAACATTGAAAGAAGATTATATATGCATTTTCAAGGACATACTCATATTAATGTAAATGAAACAGAACATTATGGAAAAACAATAGAAGAACATAATAATGATAACAAACAATATCGTTTAGATAGAGAAGCATATTGGATAAATGTATTGAAACCTAAATTTAATGATGTACGAAATAGACATAAATCAGAAGAGTCTATAAAGAAACTAATTAAAAATCATGTAGGTTTTTCAGGAAAACATCATTCAGAAGAGACAAGAAAGAAAATTGGCAAAAATCATCCAAATCAATCAGGTAAGAATAATCCAATGTATGGTAAATCTCCTTGGAACAAGAATAAGAAGTTAAATAAAGAAACAGGCAAATATGAGTAAATTTATAGATCTTGAACCTAAATATCACAACATAAACCCTGAGTATAATATTCGGGGTTATGTTGATTATGTTAAGGGTGTATTAGATGGATCTATAGTTGCTTGTGAACTTATACGACTTGCATGTCAAAGAACTATTGATTTTGACAATAGGAATGATATGTACTTTGATGTTGATGATGTGGATTCAAGGATATCATTCATTTGGAAACTTAAACATTCTACGGGTCAACATTATGGTAAGCACTTTGAGTTATTGCCTTGGCAATCTTGGTTGATAGCATCAATATTTGGATGGAAATGGAAAGACACAGGATTTAGAGTAACAAGAAATGTGTTCCTGATGATTTCAAGAAAGTCAGGAAAAACAGCGATAGCAGCAGCAATAGCACTTGCAGCATTAATTGGTGATAAAGAACATGACCAAGAGATTGACCTTGTCGCTAATTCAGCAAAGCAAGCATCAATCGCATTTAATCATATATATAATTTTGCATCATCAATAGATCCCAAACAGTTAGTGTTCAAAAGATACCGTTCAGAAATACGAGTGCCAATGTTATTATCAAAAATACAGGTACTATCATCTGACAGTATGGGTCTTGATGGATATAATTCATCTGTTGTACTTTTTGATGAGGCACATGCACAGAAGGATTGGGGTTTATATAATGTTATGAAGTCAAGTCAAGGTGCAAGACAACAACCTTTAATGATTACCTTGACTACTGCAGGTTTCCTAGTAGGTTCATCATATCCTTGTTATAGTATGTGGGAAACTTGCAAGTCAATACTTTATGGTGAGAAGGAGGATTTGAATTATTTTGCTGCTATCTATCAACTTGACCCCGATGATGAGTGGGATGATGAGAATGTATGGATAAAGTGTTCTCCATCATTAGGTCAAACAGTTTTCAAGTCATTCATACAAGATGAGATATCTGCTGCTAAGAATAATTCTGCCCTTGAGAATGGTGTTCGTACAAAGACATTGAATGAGTGGAGACAATCTGAAAATACTTGGTTACAGTATGACTTGCTCAAATCACATATGAAACCATTATCAGTAGATGATATAGCAAACCTGCCTAATGTAAGTTATGGTTATGTTGGTGTTGACTTATCGGCAATATCTGACCTTACTGCTCTATCGTTAATGGTTGAGTCAAATGGAACATTTTATTTTAAGACGTGGTTGTTCTTACCTGAAGAATCTTTGCAAGGCGGAGTAAATGCAGGAAAGTATAGAGAATGGGCAAGAATGAAATATATTGATGTCACCCCTGGTAATGTTCAGGATTATGACTATATATTAAATAAGATTATTAAGATAGACAAAATAATACCATTAGCAAGTATAGCATATGATACGTGGAATGCTATACAGTTCGCAGTCAATGCAACTAATATGGGTTTGCCCATGATGCCATACAGTCAAGCATTAGGCAATTTTAATAGACCTACAAAATCATGGGAAATGTTACTTAAATCTAATCGTGTTGTTATGGATTATAATCCAGCAGTGCTTTGGTGCTTTATGTCTGCTACCCTTAAATCTGACTTTAATGACAATGTAAAACCCATCAAGGCAGATCAGCACAATGGCAAGATTGATGCAGTGATAGCAATGTTGGAGGCATTGGGAGGATACTATCTTGATAATAGTGTAGTTGACCCTGAATTGACGGCAATATAATTAAATAAAATTTTAAAAAGTTATATTTTTATATATACACTAATGTGTATGCATCAACAAAGTTGATATATACAGTAATATAACGTTATGAACATACTTAATATCTTCAAGAGAAACAACTCTACTGTTACTGTTGAGGTTCAACCCTCACAGGGTAAGGTTCTTAAGTCAGAATCAACAGATGAGCAGCAGGTTACCACACCGCTTATCTTTGGATGTTATGATCCAATAGATGCACTTCAGTTACCTGCCGTATATGCTGCACTATCAATCATTTCTAATTCTATTGCTGCATTGCCCATTTATGTAAAGCAGCAAAAGGACAATGACAAGACAATACTTAAGAACCACAGGATACAGAAGTTGTTCTATAATATGTTACAGTCAAAGTATACCGTAATCAAACAGTTAGTCTGGGATTTATTGCTCTTCGGAAATTCATTTATCTATATTAAGAGAGAGGGCAGCACACCAGTTCAGTTGATATACTTACAGCACGGTGATGTTCAGATTGATTACAAAAAGGAACTTGATATTGTTCAATATAATTGTTCAAATCATAAGTCAGTTCCTGCAATAGTTAAGCAAGAGGATATGTTACATTTTGTTCGTGATCCTTATGATACTATTAATGGCAGAGGGTTCTTTTACTTTGCAAAAGAGGTAATCAAGTTGAGTGGATACACACAGCAAGCAGCAGAGGACTATTTTAAGTCAGGATGTTCATTGACAGGTCTGTTAAAGTTCAAGAATGGTCTTCGTGGTGTACAACAGAAGGACATTCGCAATCAGTGGATGCAGATACATTCACACGGCAATAGAGGTGCTGGTCTTGGAGTGCTTGGTGGTGACTGTGACTATATTCCCATCTCACAGAACAGTGCAGAATCTCAAATGCTTGACACTCGTGAGTTCAACATTACTGAGATCGCAAGGTTCTTCAACATAAATCCTGTTCTACTTGGAGATCTTTCACATTCTTCATACAATGATATAGAGCAGGCACAACTGGAGTTTATCACTCATACGTTGTTACCAATCATTGACCTCATTGAGGAGGAACTTAATCGTAAACTTATTACCGTTAGTACACAGTACATTGACTTTGATGAGAATGCTCTGCTCAAGGGTAACAAGGCAACCATGAGCAACTATCTCACTTCACTTGTCAGCAATGGTATTATGACAACCAACGAGGCAAGAGAGCAGATTGGGTTGAACCCTGTTGATGGCGGTGATGATCTAATCATACCGTTTACTGATATTGCTCAAAACACGATTGGTGGCAATGGTGAGGATGAACCTACAGAATAAAATATATATTTTTATATATAATCATGAACAAACAAAATATTGAGATAAGAAGTTTTAGTATCAACAATGATGCTGAATCAAGACTTGTCAGCGGATATGCTGTTGTGTTCAATTCAATGTCAAGAGATCTTGGTGGTTTTCGTGAGATAATAGCACCTACTGCTATATCACAAGAACTGCTTGATAGTTCAGATGTTGTGATGAATTATGCTCATGATGACAACCTTATACTTGCACGTTCACGAAATGGTGAGGGCACTCTAAGATTGTCATTAGATGAGCATGGTTTATACTTTGAGTTTGAGATGCCTGATACTGCAATTGGCAATCAGGTACTTGAGTCAATAAATAGAGGTGATATCTCAACATGTTCATTTGCCTTCTCGCTTGATGGTGAGGAGTGTGAGACATGGGACAAGGATGAGGATGGCAATATTATCAGAACAATAAATACCATAACAGGTTTATATGATTGTGCAATAGTTTGTCATGCTGCCTATGAGGACACTACTGTTTCGGCTCGTAGTTTAGACAAATTAAATGAAATACAGCAAGATACCGATATGAAGTATAATAAGAGAGAGGATCAGAAAGATCCTGAGGAAGAAGAGAAAGATCTTCCAGAGAACGAACAAGAACAAGATCCAAAGGACGAGGAAGAGAATGAGTCTGAAGATCCTGAGGATGAGGAAGAGGCATCAGATGATGAGCCTGAAGATGAGGAAGAGAAAGAAGATCCTGAGGATGAAGATCCTGAGGAGAAGGAATGTGAAGAACCCGAAGAGGAAAAGAAAAGCAAGCGCAGCAAGCGCAATAAAAAATATCAAAATAAAAGATCTTTTAGAAAAATGGAAAAACGATTTTCACTTTTAAGTGCTATTCGCAACGTTGCTAATGGCAAGCAATTAGGTGCTGCTGAGCAAGCTGTTGTTAATGCAGGTGCTGATCTCATGCGCAAGGCTGGTCAGTCATTCAATGGACAGATCCAATTGCCTATCGGCGAGATGCGTGAGGATCCTGTACACTACACAGTAGAGGCAGACGGTGAACACGTAGTTGTTACCGATTATATGAATATTCTTGAACCACTTAAGGCAAAGAACGTACTTGTACAAGCAGGTGCTAATTACTTAACTGGTTTACAAGGTAACCTTCAAATTCCAGCAATGACTGCTGAGAACGTATATTGGGAGGGTGAAATTGACGAGACTGACAATGGTGCTGGTTCATTCAGTCACATCAACATGGCACCACGCCGTTTGAGTGCTTATATTGATATCAGCAAGCAGTTCCTCGTACAGGATACCCTTGGTGCTGAGAACCTTATCCGCAAACTCTTGGTTGAGGCAATCAACGATAAGTTGGAGGCAACTATCTTGAGTGATGAGGCAGCAAGCGGTGCAAAACCTGCAGGTATCTTCTACAATGTAACTCCTACTACTATTGCAGATTACACTGACGTATGCAACTTTGAGGCTGAACTCGATGAGGCAAACTTCATTGGCGACTTCAAGTATGTAATCAATCCTAAGGCAAAAGCTGCTCTTCGTTCAATGATTAAGGGCACTAATGCAACTGGTATGGTTCTTGAGAACAATGCAATTGACGGTACACCTGCTGAGGTAACTACTCACATGGATACTAATATGGTTGCTTACGGTTCTTGGGGTGACCTCTATATCGGTCAATGGGGTGGTATCGACCTTATCGTTGATAACTACACTCAGGCAACTAAGGGTTGTGTTCGCCTCGTAATCAATGCGTTCTTCGACTATAAGGTTGTACGTGATGGTGCAATCGTACTTGGCGAGGTTACTAATGACGGTAGCGACAACGACTAATATATCTTAAACCATCGTTGTGAAACGGTGTTGCCATAATGTAATTTGGTAATTACATAATTGCCATATTGTTTTTAATTATTTATATTTTTTATTATTTTATTTTTGCAAATAAATTTTGCAATATTTTGTATTAGTTTTATTACTTTCCCAAGAGTGGGTCAATTATGCAAATCCCTTTAATCTGACCCACTCTTTTTCAAAAAAATATTTGCTTAAGATGAACTACTTAAACATTAACATATTAAAGAAGCACTTGAACGTTGACGATTTCTTTCATGACGATGACAAGTATATCTCACAACTTGGAGACGTTGCTGAACAGATGGTTGAGGCAGATCTTGATGCCAATCTTTCTGATATAGTTAATGCCAACGATGGTAAGTTACCATCACCTATACTTCATGCAATGATGTTATTGGTTGGCAACTTTTATCAGAATAGAGAGGGTGTTGCATTTGCCAGTGCAAGTGAAATACCACAGTCATATGAATATCTCTTAAGTAGATGGCACAATTATAAGGTTTCAGAAACATGAGAGCAGGCATATTAAATGAAAAGATCCAAATATTGAAGTTAGTTCATGAAACTAATGAGTTTGGTGAGGCATTTGACCTATATACACCATGTTGCAACACAAGGGCAGAGGTAACACCTCTATCTGGTGGTCGCACTGATGAGAACAATGAAATATTTTATGCCCATACATACAGATTTGTGATTAGACGTTATGTTAAGGTAGGTGATTTTGACAGAATATTATGGAAAGGCAATCAATACAGAATATTGAATATAGATGAGGACAGAATAATGAACAACAAAACCATAAATGCAGAACTTGTTAATATCTAATGGCACGTAAGATACGACTCATAGATGCAAATGAACAACTAAAGAACTTCTTTGGTGAGGTGTTTGATTTAACTGATAAGAGAATCAATCAAGCAGCACGTCATGGTGTGTCAATGGCACTTAATGTTATTAAGGATAAGACAAAATCTAATATAAAGGGATCATATTTCAGATCTGCCACATCACAACACTATCCAGTTGGTTTGATAGAGGGTGTTAAGGCATATCTTTATCAAGGTGAGGCAACAGGTTTTGTTGATATATTAGGTAATACAAGAACAAATGATGGTACATGGAGATTACGCTTCTTTGAGAATGGTACTAAGCAGCGAAAGTCAAAGAACGGTCGCACTTATGGTGCTCTCAAAGGAGCATATTTCTTTAGTAATGCATATGCCTCAATAGGCAGTGATGCTATAACAACAATACAGCAAGCAGTCAGCGAGGCAGTTGAAGAAATTAATCGAACTAACATATGACCAACTCACTACTTATAACAAAGTACATACGACAGATATTAGAACAGGATGAGACACTGATGAAACTCATTCCCATTGATAAGTTCTATGCAGTTGATGCAAAGTTATCTTCTAAGTTTCCTTTTGCTGCCATTGAGCGCACAGGAATAACATCAATAAGATGCAAGGATGGTCAGTATGAGGATATGGTAAATGTTACCATATACATTGCAGACAACAATTATATAGGAAGTGTAAATATTGCCAATGAGGTACGTCATTGGTTAGAGGGTCACAGATATAAGGATAATGACATCACTATTACAGATGTCAAACTAACAGGATCAAGTGAGGTATATGCAAATGATGCATTCATACAGAAACTTGATTTTGAAATGAGAATAAATTAAATTCATAAAAATATCGATATTTTAATTATGAGTACAACTATAGTAAAAGGTGATGAATTACAATTGTTCTACAATGGCAGTGCTTTTGCATGGGCAACTTCTCACACTCTTACATTAACTGGTAACACAGTTGATATTGCTACAAAAGATCATGGTTCATGGGGTGCAAGTGAGATTGGTAATATCACTTGGGAGATTACTTCTGAGAACCTTTATTGTGATGATGATTATGATATGCTCTTTGACCTCATGGTTCAAAAGGAACCTATCACTGTTGTTTTCGCAAAGGTAAGCAATTACGATCCAAACGGTCTTACAAGAGCAGGTGGTGAAGTATCAGCATGGACATACGGTACTACTTATCGTCAGGGTAATGCAGTAATTTCTTCACTTACAGCAAATGCTAATACAGGTGAGAATGCTACATTCTC